TATCTTTGAACCTATATAGTCTTCTTCCGTTCCAGTATTTATTCCTGTATTTATATAATTAGCGGTGTTAGGATAATCAACTCCTGCTTCTTCATCACTTACATATATTTTGTTTGTAAAATTAATAAAGGTATCTTCATATATGTTCTTTGTAAACTCTTCGGTATCACTTGCTAAAGTTGTCATAGTTGCACTTAACAAGTTCTTTGGTTGTATTGGTATATCGTTTAAGTAACTTCTAGGTACATTAGCAGTCGCTACAGTTGTATTTCCATATATATTTTTATTGTATAAGTTTCTAGCAAAAACTATTTTTCCATTAGAATATAACTCACTATGTAATGGTACTAATGAATTGTAATTGGTATAACTTTCTCCAGAATAAGCAGGTTGATAATTTACATAGCTTGGTTTTACTAGTTTGTTTTCATCTTGTATTAGCATTTGATATAAACCATAGTTATTTAATACTTCTAGTCCGCTATTTTGTGTAACAAGTCCTATTTCGGTATCAACATAGACTTTATCATAAACTCCTACGTATGTAGTTCCACTTCCGTTATTGTAGTAACGTAATTTATCGAACAACATACCATTTATATAACATAATCTTCTTGAATAATTAGTATCTGCTAAGGTTCTATAAGTTATTAACTCATATACTCCATTTTTACACTCATATATAGAAGACGTACCACTATTACGTGTTGCTAAAAAATAATGTCTTTCTCTTACTATTCTTCCAGTCTCTACCGAATTAGCATTAGTAGGCATTGGATAAGATGCAGTTATAGTAATTTCTCCATTTTCTAAAGTGTATTCGGTTACTCCTAAGTATTCATAAACGAATAAGCCTACTACTTTATCGTTATCTTCTCCTGGTTCTATATAAAAGTCCGCTACTTTTAAACTATCCGCACTAGCAGTTCCATAATAAGCCGTCCACTCGTTAGTAGAGCCTACGTTTATTACAAACTTTAATATAGTAGGTCTATATTGTGTTCCACTAGCTTGGGTTTCTCCTACTAGGTAGTAAGTGGCTTTTCCTATAGCTTTCTTTATGTATCCTGGAGTATCATAATTCCACCCTGCGAAAAGTGTATTATAATCATCTGGTACATAATAAGAGTTTCTTAATCTACAAGAATAACCACTTAAACCTTTTAAAGCTACGTTGTTTAATAATATTACTCTTAATCTATTATCAACACTATCTACTCCATAAATGTTTCCGTCTTCGGCATATTGTAACTTTTCAATATAAGAAAAACTAGTTCCACTATCAAATGTTTTAAAGACTGTCTCTATATCTCCATTTTGGTTTAAGACTGCTATATAGCCTTTATAATCTCCGTTATCGTTATAATTACCATATATTATAAAGTTAGAAGTAGTATCGGTTGTTAAGTACATTACTGTATCTGGTGTAAAGCTATAAGTGTTTTGGCAAGTTGTTTTAAAGTTGTTTGTATATGAAGAAGTATCTCTAAAGTTATTAGCTTTTGTTTCTTCTATCTCTAGGTTTCCAGTTATATAATCTAGAGTATTTTTTTTATAATCGTTTGTCATATTACACCACCTTATCTATTAAATGGAGCTTCTAGACGTGCTTCTAGTGTGTTATCGGTTGTTATTACTATTATGCCTTGGGTTGCTCCATAGAATATTATGTTTGTTGTATCGTCTATATCGATATTTCTAGATATTGCTTCGCCTTCTCCAATGTTTCCTTTCGCTTTTGCTCTTTGGTTATCAAAGTAGTTTATATCTTGCTCCATATTGAAGCTAGAAGTAAGTTCGAAAGTGTAGAATATCGTATCTACTGTTGCTATATAATTAGTCTTTTTGCTTTTTACCATGTATTCGGTTGTTAGTTCCGTAATAGGTGCATTAAATTGTACTCTATCTCCAATGTTCCATATATTTGATCTGGTTTGTACTACTAACTTAATTTCTGGTACACCTTTATATTTTATGTAACTTTGTCCTATTAGTTGCAACTCATTAGAAGTAATAGCATCGTTTCTATTTTCATATCTTGCTACTATTCCTTTTCTACCTGTAGCACTTGATACTCTTCCTATTTCGTCATCGTTAGTTATTACTTGTCTACCTTCAACGATAGGTAAGTATCTTATATCTATTTCGTCATTAGTTGAGTAAACTATTGCACTTTCTACAATGTTATTTCCTATTGTGTAATAGAAGTCGGCTTCCGCTCCTAGTTCTTTTTGGTCGTTAGTTGCATAAGTCTTTGGTACTCCGTTTACACTTATGCTTTCTATAGTTGCTATATTAATGTCGGTCATATATTGAGTTTGGTATCCATTAGCATAAAGTAATTGTGCTTGCTCTTGATTACCTATAACTTCGTTAGAAGTCATTACTTGTTTGTTTCGGTAGTCATTAGAACCATAACTATAACTCATATCGTCTATTAAATTGTCTCTAAACCAAGTTTGATTATATTGTATAGCTCTACCTTCTGGTAATAGAGTAGGGTCGTAAAAGTCTATTGCTACTGTATTTTCATCTATAAGCCTTGTAGTCCACCTAGACTGTGTTATATCGGCTAGGTAATTGAATACGTCATAAGCGGTTTTATCTTTGGTTGAATAAGCTCCTATTATTGTTTCCGCTCCTATTATTTGTATGTTACCTTTTACGAAACCATAAGGACTTATTGTATTGATAATTTGGTCTATAGCTCCTTCTACTGTCTTATTAGCAATTACAAAGTCTAAAGTCTCGCCTTCACTTAAGAAAGTCTTAAAGTCTAGTATTTGTAATGTTTGATAGTGTGGGTATCTAGGGTTTAGTGATATATTGCCACTGTTCTTAACAACACCGCAGAATAATAAACTAGAATTGATTATTTCGTTTGTATAGTTGTAATGTAAGTTAATTATTCCTTGTAAATAAGGACTAACTACACTAACATTGTTTAAGCCTTCTAATAGCTCTATACTCTCTAGTTGACTTATTAGTTCAGTATCGGTTATTTCGGTTGTTGTTGGTTCTTTTAAGCAATAATATACACTTGTATTATGATTACTTAAAAATGTATTCATTTCGGCACTTGTAGATACATTGTATTCTGGTGTCATTGTGATTAAAATACCGCTACTATGACAATATAAACTAGCTATTGTTGTACCTGTTGGATTTCCAATAGTCGCTTGATAACTTGTTTGAAAAGTATCATTAATACAGTTAATAGGAGAATAACCGGGATAATATACTTCGTTTGTATAATTAGTCGGTCTAACCGAAAAACGTTTATTATCTCCATAAGTTAGGTATGATATTGCATCATTTCCTTTTAATACTGCTTTACCTATATTTTTTTCTAAATACCATTTATTACCATTTTTATATATTCTATCTTGGTAGTTTCCTATTTTACATAGTTCTATTGGGGTTTTATATGGTGCGTAGCTGGTAGCTTGACTTCCTTTTTCTATTTGTATATTACTAACTTGACTAGGACTTATATTACTATTATCACTATACCTAAAATTAGCTTTCCATTTTATGTCTATTGGAGTTGTAAATGTAAAAGGTAGTGCTTTCCATTGTCCACTTACTCCACTTATATTATAAAAAGTATCATTGGTATCAAAAGTTACATTAGATACATTTAAGGTTTTGCTTTGATTATTAATAGCATTTATTGTATAAGTACCAGCTTTTAGTATAGTCCAATCTGTACTTGTTACTCTAGTTGTACCACTAGCATTATAATATGCAGTTTGATAATCAGTTACTCCCTGTCTTATGGTATCATTAAACAAGTTCTTACCTAAATTAATCTCATAGGTATTTCCTTTATAGGCTTCGTAAGTCGGTATTGAGTTTTCATTACTAAATCTTATTTGTGGTTTTGTTATTGTTACACTTCCTGCGGTATTTAAAGCAAAATATATTCTTATGTATTTAGCATTGGCTACATTATTTCCGTAACGTACTGCATTTGTCATACCATAGCCACCACTTTGAGATATAAACTTCATATTTTCATCATAATAGCTTACTGTTGCTCCTATATTTGTTGTTGTACTTTCATATCCAAAGTAAATAAATGTACTTGTTCTTAAATGTATAAAGTCGGTTGTTACACCACGATAATTAGCATTGGTTGTAAATGAAAAACTTTCTTCTCCTAAATCTAAATTAGTTACATTACTTTCATAACCTATATTTCCATTATCTAATCTACCTTTTACTATTCTTTGAATATCTAAAGCATTTTCTTGTGCTACTACAATATCTTGTCTACCACTTACTACATTAATAGGTTGTGGTGCAGTTGGTGTTGGGGTACTACTTTGGGTTGTGTTTCCTTTCATTGAAGTTAGCTCGTTAAGTTTAGTTGTATCCGCAGTTACTTGAAAATTAGTTCCTTCTTCATTTAGTCCTGGTTCTGCAGGTGTATAGTCTTCATCTTTTATTAAACACTTTGAATAGTCGTTAGGGTGGTAAAACCTACTTACGTAGTCTTTATCATTTTCCCAACTCTTTGGATATACATTATTTAATATTACCGAAGAAGTATTAAGCATTTCTTCTTCTATTGTAAAGTCTTTATTACTTACTACTTCTTCATTATTTATCGTTATTTTTAACATAATCTACACTCCCATACCGTAGTTATAATCGTTTTTAGCTCCACCGCTAAACGTCTTGATATTTCCTACTACTTGTCCTAGTGGATCTGTCTTCATGTCGATATTATTATTTACTATTACGTTAGGACTATAGTTAAGTGAACTTGAACCTATTAATTGTGGACTTAAACCGAACGTATTAGATACCGCTTCTTGTACTTCGCCCTTCATTTTGTCTAGAGCTTCGGTATATCCTAAAATTGAATACTTACCAATAATCGCAAACTCGGTTGACGGACTATGAATACCTAGTATTCCTTTTAAACCTTTTATAATAGATTTACCTAGAGCTTTTACTTTATTAACAACCCAGTCCTTTAGACCGCTTATTCCGTTCCATAAGCCTTTTATTAAGTCCGCTCCTACGTTACCCATACGACCTATACCTTTTTTAATTCCATTGACTATAGCGTTTACTATTTGTGGTAATTTAGCTACCATTTTAGGAATAGCTTTTATCATACCAGTTGCTAGAGCCATAGTTATTCTTGGAGACTGTAGTAACAACATTGGTACTGCTTCCATTAGTCCTGTTATTAATGTCTCTATTATTTCTGGTAAAGCATCTATTATTGAATTGATACTCTCTTCACTTACTAAACCTTCTACTAAACCCATTACCAAGTCCATACCTGCTTTTATGAATACTGGTAAGCTCTTTAATAGTGCAGGAATTAACTTTAATATAGCTTGTATTATCATTGGTATCATTGTAGGTAACATATCCGCTATTTGTTGTATAGCCTTTGGTAAGACTACTATTAAGGCATTTACCAAGTCGACTATACCTTTTAATAGTGCAGGTAATAGTTTCTCTATAACTACTGGTATCATTGGTATTAATTCGTTGACTAGAGTTACTATTCCGTCTACTATATCTGGCATCATATCTAAAATAGCTTTTCCTACATTTTTACCGAAAGTTATCATTGTATCAATTACTTCTTTTATTCCGCCAGATCCATTTAAAAAGTTAGTAAAGGCACTTTGCATAGCACTCATAGAACCTTGTATAGTTTCGCTTGCTTCTTTTGCCGTAGTTCCTGTTATTCCTAGCTCGCCTTGTATTACATGGATAGCACTATATACGTCATTTAGATTAGATATATCGTACTTTATACCTGTTATCTTTTCGGCATCGGCTAGTAGTCGTTCCATTTCGGTTTTAGTTCCACCATAGCCTAATTTTAAGTTATCTAACATGGTATAGTTTTGTTTAGCAAAACCTTGATAAGCATTTTGTATAGCTTCTATAGAAGTTCCCATTTTGTTAGCGTTATCCGCCATATCTATAATTGCCATGTCGGCAACTTGAGACGCTTTTTTAGTATCTCCACCTAAAGACTGTAATAAAGAAGCACTAAAGCTCGTTACTTGTTCCATATAGGTATTAGCGTCTATTCCTGCTGTTTGATAGGCTTTCTTCGAATTAGCTATTACTGTATCGGCACTATTTTTAAATAATGTCTCTACACCACCGATAGACTGTTCTAATTTAGCGTACTCTTTTACCGATTTAGTCATCATACCAACTATAGCGGTTCCTGCGACTACGCTAGCCGTTGCTAGTCCTGCTAGAGCCGTACTTCCTACTTTTCCTAGACCTTTTAAACTAGAACTCGTACTCTTGGTTTTTTTGTCTAAATCTGTGGTGTCTCCCTTAAAGTGATAAATTACGTCTCCACCGTTTGCCATTTAATCAACTCCTTTCTTGAAAAAAATAAGAGCTAGGAGCTTATCTCCTAACTCCTTAAGAGTTTCTATGCACTTGCAGTTGCAGTTCCGTTTAATGTCATTGTAAAAGCAACTTCTGCTTCGTCTTCAGCATTTCCACCTAGACCTTCTAGTGCTAACTTAACATTAGCAGTATATGTTGTATATTCTAATGTTGCATTATTAACACCTGTTAATAAATCAAACTGAACTGAAATATTATTGAATTGACTTATTGTACCTGCACTTAATAAAGTGTGTACTTTTCCTAGTACATTTTGAATAGCAGTATTTTGTACGTCTAATTTCAAAGTTCCTTCTAATGTAATTGATACACCAGTTATTAAACTTCTTTGTATACTATCACAAAATACATACCAATCTTTTTCTTCAAACTCTTGGTTAAGTGTAAGTTCGCTTGTAGTACATAAAGCAGTATATGTTGGACTACTTGTTGTACTTGTATTTATCTTAAGATTTTTAATTAAATCTCTATTTGGTATATAAAACTCTGCCATATTATCTCCTTTCTTTAATCGCTAATTTTATTAACGATACATTGGAATATCATTGAATAACCCACTCTTCGAATATCTAAATATTCAATAGCTTGTGGGTTAGAGTATTGTTTAAATATAATTTGCCATTTCTCGTTATCATAATCTATTATTGCCATTTTGCCGATTAGTTCTCCTAATTGAGTAGCCATGTTCTTGTTTTCTCGAATTGACATACCCCATATATTAATTTGGTAATAATTAAATAAAGGACTTATATCTCCATAGAAAACTACTTTTTGTCCTGGCTGTTCTTGAACTACGATAACTTTTTTATCTTGATCTGAGGTTGAATATTCGGCTTTTATTAAGTAGTCTTCGTATAAACTTTGTAAATAAGAAATAAGAACTAGATTTTTTTTAGTAATATCCATTTTACATTGTATCCTTCCAAGCTCGGTTAACTGCATCATTAACAATAACCGTTCCTTTTTCTTTTATTGTTCTTATATACCATTGACTATGAGTTCCTGGTTCACTCCAATTAGTTGAACTATCGTTCATAGTCCATACGTAAGAAGCATAATCGGTATAAGAACCTATATAATAGTCTCCGTTTCCACCACGTACACCTGCACCCATTGAACTGGAACGTAAAGTTCCTTTATCTTTAGGTATAATTGTTTGTGATAAGTCTAGAGTTTCTCTTGCAATTGTATATAGAACAATATCTGGTATTTTCTTTAAACCTTGTTCCGTTTTTAGATTAGGTTTAAACTCTACTTCTATATTCATTTTACTGCTACCGTGTAGTTCTCAATTCTATTCCAGATCCAATTATCTTTTACTTTTAAAACCGTTAAGGTGTTTCCATTAAAAACGATTTGGTCGCCTTCTTTAACGTCCGTAGCTCTTTTTACAATAAAGTAGCCTTCGGCTTCTGGAATTGTATAAACTCCAAAAGCAACTCGTATATCTTGGTTGTAAGGACATATAACAATGTCTTCGGTTGAAGTATATTCATCATCATATACACCAGTGTTATCACGGTTATACTTTATTAATTGAGCGTTCATACCATTTGTTAAAAACATTAAAAAGGTATCTCCATTTCCATATTATAGTTAATAGGTACACCACGGTTTAGGTATCCATTATTACCTAGTATTCTTAAAGCTAGAGTTGAATAGTCGCTTGATAGCTCACTCTTCATGTCTCCTGCTTCTACCTTGCCTTTATAGTCAATTAAAGGTATATCATAATCTAACATAAACCTTAATTGCTCCATAGAAGCGTTTTTAATAGGTGTAGGTACGTTATCGCTACTCCAATTAGGGTTTCGATAACGTAAACCTACTTGAGAATAAATCATTTCGCTTGCCATTTCGATTTGATAATCTAAAACGTCTAAATTATATTTTGTTTTGAACTCTTGTATTGTAAAGAAAGTCATTATAAGACCTCCTTTCTAATTATCCTGATACTGCTTCGCTTTGTAGTTTGATAATTCTATTAGCGTCAATTATTTTAGCACCGAACATCATATTTCCTTCGATTACATAGTATCCAGGGAAACCAGGATAATTTCCGTTCCATTGAACGAAGCTATCGAAGAAAGTATCTCCTGCTACTGCACTTGAGTTAAAGAAGTATCCTTTAACTGTTTCTGCGTGTCCTTCTACTGTTGGGTTGATATAGTTAGAGTTAATTTCGAAAGCATCAATTCCGTAAGCTCTAGCAACGATACCACGGTCTACACCTTCAACTCCTTGTAATGTTTCATATTTTAAGATAGAAGTTAAAGCACTAACATAGTTAGCATACTCTAAAGCATCTAAACCTATTCTATAATCTCCATATACGTCTTTGTTGAATAATTTAGCTCTTAATGTATTTAAAGCATCAATATATCCTTGTTGATTAGCAGGTGCCCATTGGAACGCTTGTGTAACTCCACCTTTTAACATTGCATAACCATAAGCATCAATTTGTTTAGCAATAGCACTATCCTTTAAGTCTACTACGTCTTGGATAGCATTTGTAATATCGCTTCCTACTACTGAAACTGGAACTCTAATTGAGTAGTCCATTGGTAAGTCTGTTAAATCAACTTTTACTGAACTATAAGTTGATAAAGCAGGTGCTAAAGCACTTTGTATTTCGGCAGTTGAACGAACGTTTACTGAAACTGGAGTAGTTTTAATTACTTCAATGATAGGAGCTCCAGTTTGTCTAATTTCTCCTATATAGTTTTCATTTAAAAAGTTATAAAATGTTGAGTTGTAAAGTAAGCTATCATATACTCTCTTTACAAACGCTTGTAAATCAATATTTAATTCGCTATTCATTTTATTTTTTCATCTCCTTATTTTTTAAATAGTTGTTTTAATGGTGTAGTTCTACTAACCTTAATTTCTTTTGGTTCTTGAACTGGGTTTCCTAAAGGTAAATCATCTTTTTGTTTAGGTGGTTCTTCTTTAGGAGTAGGGAAATATGTATCTTTAAACTTCTCTTTGATTTGAGAAATAGCTTTATCATCATCGGCTTCTTCGCCGTATAAAGAACTTCTCATTTTACTTACTTCTTCGAATTGGTCTTTATTAAAACCATACTCTACCATAGTACGTTCTAATGAGACTTTCTTTACTCTATCGGCTAGATCTGTGTTGCGTTTCTCAATATCATCGTACTTGCCTTGAAGGTCGTCAAAAGCACTTTTTGAAGTCCTATTGGCTTCATCTACTGCACTCTTGATTTTGTTTTCTACTTCGCTAGATAGTTCATAACCTTTCCTTAAGTCGTTAGTCAACTTATCCATGTCGATATCGTCATTTGTCAACTCGATATCTTTGTTTTTGATATACTTCTTAATATCCATTTTTCTTTCTCCTTTTCTAGAATTATGAGAAAGTGCAATTTTAGGTATACCTTCGTCTTTTATAGACTTACGACAGGTCTATTGCAATTCTTTTATCTTTTCTCGTAGGTGCTTTATCTTTGAAGTTGTTTTATCTACCAAGTCTTCTCTACCTAACTCCTTATAGATACGTCTATCCGTAAGTAGTCTTGATTTTTGTAAAGTAAGACTTTGTATTTTTTGTCTATCTTTGTATTTCTCTTCCCACTCCGCACTATCGTACTTTTCTTCTTGTACTTGGTCTTCGCTCCAGAATAAAGTCCAATTATGTTTGCAATTAGGGTGTCCTACGCCACCTTCTATTGCTTGGTGTACGTATGGATAGCCACGTTTTCCATAACGAGTAAGTAAAGCCATTTCTTCTGGGCTTGCACCTAACTCGGCATAAACATAACCTTGAAACTCCGCACAACTAGGACAAGCGAAAGTGTGAGCAGGTAAGTACCAAAGATTATTTCCTAATAGCCTACTATCGTAAGCCGTTCTATTCCACGCACTCCTTAATAGGTTTACGTTATATAACATAGAGTTGTATGTTGCTATTGTGTTATAGCACTTAATCATACCAGTTGTATGACTGTAATATGGAATAGTTTTATCCATATTGTCATATCTCTTTACTAGGTTCTCTATGTTGTCTACTATTTGGTCTCCATATTGTTTAGACCAATTCTTATATAATTTAACGTGTCTATTCACGTATCTATTTTCTATTGTTCTAAAGTCTCGTTCTGGGTTTAATGTA